CTTACGCCTCCCAATTCGTGCCCGTCCCTTTCGGCGAGGAAGCCTTGGGCGACGGGGTGCTTTTGAGAATGAGGGGTCACCCTCTGCATGTCGGTCTGGTGCTTGCCCCCGGATGGATGCTCCACACGCACGAGTCGGCCGACTCCTGCGTCGAGTCCTACGAGCGCTTCATCTGGAAGAACCGTGTGATCGGCATTTACCGCTACAGCCATGACTGACGAACTCGAACCACAACTGCCGCTGGACCTCCAGCCCAAGCCGACCATCGTCTATCAGGCGCACGCCTTCTCGTCGTTCAACGAGGTGGTGGAAGCCCCGCAAGGCAGGACCGTCGCCGAGATGGTGGCCTCGCTTGGTTTCCCGGCCGACTACGACGACTACATCCACGTCTGGATCAACGACCTGCCGCTTGAACGGGAAATGTGGGAACACCTCATCCCGTCCGCAGGCCAGATGGTTTATGTGCGCATCATCCCGCAAGGGGGCGAAGATGGGGGCAAAGACATCTTGCGCACCATCGCGCAGATTGCAATCACCGTTGTGGCGATGTATTACGCCCCGGCTCTGTTGGGCTACGAGGCGGGCGCTGCTGGATGGGCTGCTGCAAGCAATGCAGGGTTTAGCGCGTCGCTTGCGGTCGCGTCGGTCTCGGCTGCCATCACGATTGCCGGGAATATGGCGCTTAACGCCATCATCCCGCCCCCCAAGCTGGAACTTGACCTCGGTGGTGGCCTTGGCTCGCAGAAAAACCAACTGACCGGTTCGTCGAACCGCTTTGCCCCATACGCGCCGATTCCCCGCGTGTTTGGCAAGCGCCGCCTCTACCCGCTGCTGGCCGGCCGCCCTTACTCCGAGACGCAAGGCGACGACGAGTATTTGCGCATGGCGCTGGTGGTGGGGTGGGGTCCGCTGCGCATTACCGACATCAAGATTGGCGAAACGCCGATCACCTCGTTTTCCGAGGTGGAGTACGAGGTGCGCGAAGGCTGGTCCAACGACACGCCGCTCACCAAATACACCAGCACGATCACCGAGAACAATTACTCGATCCTGCTTGCACCGGCGGTTGACGGCAATTACACCTACAGCACGCGCACCAGCGAGGCCGGCGTCACGGAAATCAGCGTTGACGTCACCGCTCCATCGGGCGTGGCGAAGTTCGAGTCGAACGGCTCGCGCTCGAGCATCGATGTGGATGTGCGGGTGGAGGTGTCGCTGGCGGGGACCAACAACTGGGAAAGCCCCACGTGGCTGAACTCGACTGATCCCGGCCTCAACGAAAACGGCCGGATTCGCTTTTCGGGCGCGGACACCTCCACGCTTCGCCGCACTGGCCGCTTTGCGGTCCCTGCAGGTCAGTACGACGTTCGCCTGTATCGCACGACCAGCGAGTACGACACCACCAAGCACACGCAGGAGGTGCGGTGGACCATCATGCGCAACGTCAAGCCGTCCTACCCGGTGCAGCAGAAGAACGTTGCGCTGATCGCCCTGCGCATCAAGGCCACAAACCAACTCAACGGCGTTCCGCAGCAGATCAGTTGCGTTGCCGAATCCTACCTGCCGGTCTACGACGGCTCGACGTGGTCCTACCAGATCACGCGCAACCCGGCGTGGGCTTTCGCCGACGTTCTGCGTCGCCGCGCTGGCGAGACCTACCTGTCGGACAGCCGGATCGATCTGACCACCATCCAGTCGTGGGCGGCTGCGTGCGACGCCACCGCGCCCAATGCATCCGAACCGTATTGGCAGTTTGACGGGGTGATCGAGGGCGGGACCGTGTTTCAGGTGCTGCGCCAGATTGCGTCGAGCGCCCGGGCCAACTACACGATACGCGACGGCAAGCACTCGGTGGTGCGCGACATCGCGCAGACTGTGCCTGCGCAGCACATCACGCCGCGCAACAGCTACGGCTATAGCGGTTCGAAGGTGTTTCTCGACTACCCGCATGCGATGCGGGTGGTGTTCGTCAACGCCGCAAAGAACTACGAAGAGGACGAGCGGATCGTCTACGACGACGGCTACTCGGCTGGCACCGCCACCAAGTTTGAAACGCTGGAACTTTACGGCTGCACCTCCGCCGATCAGGCTTTCCGCGAGGGCCGCTACTTCATTGCGGCGTCCCGCCTTCGCCCGGAGACGCACACGGTGCAGATGGACATCGAGAACCTGCGCTGCACCATCGGCGACCTTGTGCGCTTCTCGCACGACGTTGTCTCCATCGGTATCACCTCCGGCCGCGTTGTCTCGGTCGATGGCACGACCATTGTTCTGGATCAGGAAGTGCCGTTCACGACCGGGCAGAGCTTCGGCCTGCGCGTGCGTTTGAGCGATGGCAATTACGTCATCGTCACTCTGCAAAACCCGGGCGACGTTACCACTGCGACGCTGACCGCGACCAGTTCGACATCCGGCATCGCCGCCGGTGACCTCGCCATGTTCGGGAACACCAGCAGCGTGACCGTCCCGATGTTGGTCAAGAAGATCGAGCCGGGGCCGGACTTCACGGCCAAGCTGCACTTGGTCGATGCACAGGCTGGGGTGTGGACTGCGGACACCGGGGCGATTCCGGCGTTCAACTCCAACATCACAACGACCGAGCCGCTGGACAACCAGCGCCCGAACGCGCCGACTATCTTTTCGGTGCGCTCCGACGACGTCGTGGCCCTGTTGCTGGCCGACGGGACGGTGCAGGTGCGCATGGCGGTGACGGTGACGCCGCCGGCCTCGGGCCTGCTGCGCATCGACTACTACGACGTGCAGTGGCGCGGCTCGACCGGCGTGAACTGGACCGAGGAACGATATGCCCGTGGCACGCCGATCTTCCTCTCGCCTGTGCAGGTGGGGGTGTCCTACCAAATCCGCGTGCGCGCCGTGTCCGAATATGGCGTGGCGGGCGAATGGTCCACGGTCACCACGCACACCGTGGCGGGCAAGAACAACCCGCCCGGGGATGTGGCGGGCTTGGACGCCGTCATCAAACCGGGCTTGGTGGACATCTCGTGGACGGCCGCGACCGATGCCGACTACGACGTGACCGAGATTCGCGTCGGCGCGTCGTGGTCCGCTGGAACGCCACTCTGGAAGGGCGCAGGCACTTCCTACCCGTGGCCGCGCCCGGTCAACGGCAATTACACCATCTGGGCCAAGCATCTCGACACCTCGGGCAACTACAGCGCCAATGCTGCGAGCAAGGCCGTGTCGGTGACCGACTCCATTGAGCCGGCCGGCAAGCAAACCGTGGTGGTCACGCTTTACCAGTGGTCCACTGCGCAACCGGGCGACCCGAACGGGCAGACCACCTACACGTGGGCGTCGGCCTCGCACACGGGCTATACGGGCGGCAACGACTGGTCCACGGTGGTGCCGGCCAACCCGGGCACTGCGGGCCTGAAGCTGTGGGTCGCAACCAAGTCAATCACTGGCTACACCAGCGACGTCGCAACAACGGTGTCGTGGGGCAGCGGGTTCACGGTGGCGGTGTGGTCGCAGAACGGCGCGAGCGGTGCCAACGGCATTCAAAGCGCGACGCCGACCGTCTACCAGTGGGCCGCGTCGATCCCGTCCGGCCCGTCCGGCACTGCGACCTACACGTGGTCGAGCGGCGACTTTGGTGCGGCTCCAAGCGGCTGGTCCTTGACCCCCGGGACGTCGCCTTCGGCCGGCTACACGCTGTGGGGCGCAACGGTCACGGTCACCGACACCGCCGTCAACCTTGGCACCAATTTCAATTGGGCCACGGCCAGCATCACGGCTCGCGGCTACGCGGGAACGAACGGGGGCAACGGCGCGACTGGCGCGCAGGGGGCTTCCTCGCGCCTCGCCTACGCACGCATTGCCAACAACCCGTCGCCGATTTCTGGGACGATCACGGTGTCCGGTGACAACGTGCCCGGGCAGACCGCTTCAAACTCTGTCTGGGGGCTGAACGTCGCGTGGACCACGACCGACCCCAACCCGTCGTCGACCAACACGCTCTACGTCACCGACGGCATCTACGATCCGGCCACCGGCAACACCGTGTGGTCCACGCCCTACATCGCCAGCCTCAAGGTGGGCACGCTTTCGGCCATCACGGTCAACACCGGCGACCTCACCGTCAACGGCACGCTGATTGTGTCCAGCGGCGGCATGGTCCGCAGCAGCAACTACGTCGCTGGCACCTCGGGCTGGAAGATTGACGACACCGGGGCCGAGTTCCCGGCGGCCGCGATCACCAGCGGCACGATTGCCAACGCTCGCATTGGCGATCTGGCGGCCAAGCGCATCTATACCGGGCCAGCAAACGCAGTGACGTTTGTGGATGCCGCCGACCCAGCCCTCAACCCGTTCAACTCGACGGCCAGCGGCTATCTTTTGTACAGCGGCGACACTGCTACCGCTACTCTCGTCTCGCAGACCTGCTACGACGGCGGCTACACCCGCGATTGCAGCTATTACGTTTACAACGCCTATGTGGTTACAGGTTCGTCGGTCACGTTTGAGATGGGTAATGGAAACGTCCCGCAAAACCGTCGCATCAAAAGCGGCAACGTTCGCTTCACCGTGATTTGCACCGCAACCGTGGATCACTATCTGAGCATCTGGTATCGCAAGTGGAATGGCTCCTCGTGGGGCGGGTGGGCTTGCTTGGCGACCGCCGTCGAACCACAAAGCAATTACGGCGCGGTCAGTGTTGTGACCGACGTTACGTTGAACGCCAACTTCACCGAGGCGTTCCAGTTCGGCATGTCCGCAACGAACAGCAACTTGAATTACTGGAACTCTGATAGACGCAATATTGCGCCCGGACATCTGGTTGTGTTTGCGCAAAACTTCTGAGGCACATTATGGAAATTGACGTTCGCACCACGCAGGTCATTTCGAAGGTCATCAACGAAGACGGCACGGTCAGTCTCGAAACCGTCGAGCGGGAAACGCCGCTCGATTACACCGACCAGCACCACGACATCCTTGATGCCCGCTGGCAGGAGGTCCGTCGCGACCGAGACGTCAAGCTGGCCGAAACCGACTGGATCGTGGCCCGCGCCTACGAGCGAGGCGAACCAGTGCCCGCCGAGTGGGTCGAGTACCGGCAGGCGCTGCGCGACGTCACCAAGCAGGAAAACCCGTTCTTCGTCGCGTGGCCCGAAGCCCCCGTCATCGGAGTGCCGCCGACCCCGCCAACGATCACAACTCCGCCGGCTGAAATTCCGACCAGCACGCCATGAACGCCCCAGAGATCAGCTTTGCCGTCGTCTCCAACGTCTGGTGCAAGCAGATGCACTTTCTGCAGGCAGGCGACCACATGTCCGGGCACAGCCACACGCACGACCACCTCACGCTGCTGGCAGCCGGGGCGCTTGAGGTGGAGGTGGACGGCAAGCGGCAGGCGTTCACCGCGCCGCACATCATCTTCATCGCCAAGGACAAGTGCCACCACCTCACCGCCACCGTGCCGGGGACGGTGGCCTACTGCATTCACGGCCTGCGGGACGACAACGAGGACATCCTCGACGGCTCGATGATCCCGGAGGCGACCAAGCAAGATGCCATCCGACGTATCAGGAACTGAAAGCATGACCAGACAGATCATCGCCATCATGGGCGTAGCCGGCAGCGGCAAGACCGTGGTTGCCCGCCGGCTCGAAAACTACGGTTTCCAGCGTACGCGCTTTGCCGCGCCCATCAAGGTGATGCTCAAGGCGGGCCTCGGCCTCACCGACGCGCAACTGGACGGCGACGAAAAGACCCACCCCATCCACGACCTCGGCGGGGCGTCGGCGCGGACCATGATGCAGACCCTCGGCACCGAGTGGGGCCGTCGGCTGATCCACCCGGACCTGTGGGCCAACGTCTGGAAACGCCACGTGGCCCAGATGGACGGTCTGGTGGTGGTCGACGACCTGCGCTTCCCGAACGAGGCCAAGGCCATCAAGGAGATGGGCGGGGTGATCTGGCGGGTCTACCGGCCCGGGCTGGTCACGATGGACCACGCCAGCGAGCGGTCGCAGAAGAACATCGACGAGGACTTGCTGCTGAACAACGCCACCAGCCTGCCGGACCTTGAGAAGTCGGTGGACCTCGCCCTGACCAACTTCCTGCGGGCTGCAACCTGATCGCGGGGGCGGCGGTAGCCCGTGATCTGGACCAACTCTGCCGGGGTCAGCAGCATGAAGTCAACTCGCGGACGTTTAGCCCACCAGCACCGGGTCGGGCGCGGGGAAGGCCACGTCAATCGGCCGCCACAGGTGCAGGCAGTTCGGGTGGACGTTGACGTAGTGGCTGCGCGGCGGGTGGTACTGGACGACGGTGTCCTCCGGCCCCCAGAAGATGTCCTTGACCTGACACATCTCCTCCCAAGTCGGGCAGCGGTCGCGGCGCGAAACGCTGACATGCTCCCAGCCCAGCCCCTCGCTGGCGATGACGAACACGTCCTGCTTGTGCCGCAGGGTCACGATGAAGGCGCCGTTGTTGCCGGCGCTGTCATCGCTCGCCATGCGGCCCTCACGCACGCGCAGGTGGTTGGGCACGCGGAACGCCATGCTCACCCCCAGCGCGAGTCGAGGAACCGGCGCAGGCGCGGCAGCAGGCTGAACCGGCTCACGCGGGGCGCACCCCGGGCGGCCAGCAGGGAAACCTGCAACTGCTCCATATCGCGGCTGACCTCGATCTGACGAGGCGGCTCGTAGAACTGGCCGATCTTCAGGCCGCTCTTGGTGGTGTAGGGCACGACGCGGCTCACGCGGCCTCCTGCGCGAGTTGGGTTTTCAACTCGTAGCCCATCAGCGGCCACACCTTGTCGATGGCGTCCTCGCGGGCGATCTTGCGGCCGATCTCGGCGTTGAAGTTCCTCGGGTCAGCGCAGGCCGATTGGCCGACAACCGAGAAGCCGTTTCGCAGGACCAGCACGCAGAAGGTCAGCAGTTCAAGCGGGAGCGGCGGCGTCACGACGCGGCCGTCCGAGACGGTGCGCCAAGCGTTGCCGACAAAGCCGTCGCCGCCGGTGAAGTAATGCTCGCTGGCGATGTTGGCCTCGATGGCCTCGATGGTGATGCGGGGCGCGTTCATGCTGCCGGCCCTTGCGTGTTGGACGCGGCGTTCTCGGCGGCGATGCGCTGGGCGGCCTCGAAGGCGTTGATGGCCTCCTGTGCGCGCATTTGCAGGAACTGAATGTGCTGCGCCGACACCTTGTAGGGCTGCTCGGCCAGCGCCTGAATGCAGGCGTTCACTGTGTCCAGAGGGACGTTGACTTGAATTTGCTGTTGCATGGTGGTTCCTTTCAGTTCTTGCTGTACTTGCCGATGGTGACGGGCATCGCGCCGGTCATTGCGTTGGTCACTCGCTCTGCGAACTCGCGTGCCATTTCCTCGTTGTGTTGCTCACGCTTGACGATGCGCAGGACGACGGCGGGCTTGTCGCTGCCGGTCTGGATGCCGAACCGCAGCACGAATTGGCGCTCGGGCAGGCCCGCGTAGGGCTGGCAGGTGAAGTAGATGTGCGTCGGGATGGGGTCGGCGCTGGTGGCCTGCACCGCCTCGAACGTGGACTTCGACGCGGCCAGCGCCTGCTCGCTGCTTTCCAGCTTCTTCATCGACTCGATGGTCAGCTTGCGAATCGCGGCGATGGCGCGGGGCGGCGTGATGGCTTCGCTGTCGCGGAAACACTTGATGAAGTCGGGCCAGTCCTCGAGAAACTCGGCCGCGCTGGCCTGCGTCATGCCGCGCCCGTTGGCGTGCGTGATCAGCGCCTCGAACGCGGCCGTGCGGGTGAGCGAAACCACCGCGCAGTTGTCGGCGTGGCCGGGTTCGGTCGGCGTGCCCAGATTCAAAACACCGACGGCGGTCATGTTCTCGGCGTCGATGAACACCCGTGCACCTGCCTCGGCGTTGGCCTTGGCGTACTCGGCGAAGGACTCCACCGAGTCGGTTTTCATGACGCCACGGGCGCGGCGGCGCACCGGCATGTAGAACTCAAGGTCGTGCAGCTTGAAATGGTCCGGCAGCGTGACAACGCCGCCTTGTGCCGCCTCGATTGCTTCGTTGCCTTCCTTGGTGCCGCCGCCGTATTGCAGGGCTTCGATTGCGTCTTTGTCGAACATGGTGCGTCCTTAAGCGGGGTCTTTGCTGAACATGGTCAGTTGGTTCTCGGGGGCCAGCGACAGCTTGCCGAACTTGCCAACGTGCATCGGGGTGCTGCGCTTTTCCTTCTCGGTCGCCTCGCCGTCCATAGTCGGGCGGCTGAACTTGAGGGTGTGGGCGCAGTGGACTTGCGAGGTGCCGGGGATGTTTGCAAACGCAAACTCCACGGTGACCTTGCCTTGGCGGCCGTTGTCGCACACGGCGGCGGCGACGGCGGACAGGGCGATGGACAGCTTGCGTTCGAAAACGCCACCGTCCAGATCGGTGATGAACTCACCGACGTCGGTTGCTGCGGAAAACGATTCAGACATGGGCTTCTCCTTGGGTGGTTAAACAAATGGGGTGAGGTCGGCGGCCTTCCAGCCGTCGGGCTTGCCGATCTTGCCGCCCGGGAGCAACACGGGCTTGCCGTCGATCAGCTTGGCGTCGTTGGCGTCAAGAACGAGGCGGTCGGCCTCTTCTTTGTTGAAGTGCGCGAGGTAGGCGATGCCGTTGCCGGTCACCTCCCGGTCGCACAGTGCGTCGAGCGCGTTGGCGCGTTGATCAACGGGGAACCGCGCCTTGGCACGACCGGCCTTCAGTTCTTTGCCGATGAACTTCAGTTGCTCGATCACGCCTTTCAGGTCGCCCATCAGGACAGGGTCGTTGATGTTCAGGCACTCCAGCAACTCGGCCTGTTCCTCGAAGTCGCAACCGATCTGAACCGACAGGTTTGCGGCGTTGCGGAGTTTTCCGCAGGCGTGCAGCCACGCGGCGGTGCGTTGGTAGTTGGTCGTCACAGCGAGTAGGGGCAGTAAGAGTCGAACATCCGGGTCGTGGTGTAGCTGCAGGCGTAGTCGACGCAGTAGGTGCCGACGTACTTGTAGCCTTGCTGGGTCGAAACGCCGTCGCATCGCAGGAGTGTTCCTGCACGAGCGACGGCGACAACTGGCGCGAGACTGGCGGCGAGAACCAGTGCGGCCAAGAGAGTGCGGGCGGATTTCATGATTGCGGGTTCCTCGCCTCAAGGGCATTGATGCGGGCAAGCAGGGATTGCACGCGGGTTGTCAGGGTGGCCGCCGCAGCCTCGACCGGAAACAAGTCGTGCTGCGCCTTGCGGGCCAGTTCGAGTTCTGCCGCCGCTTGCTCGCGGTGCGACTTCTTCAAGCAGACCGGGCCAAGCCCGATCTGCGTTGAGAAAATCCCGGTCAAGCGACGTTTGCATCGTGAACAGCGGTCCATCATTTCGACTTCTTGAACATCGCCTGCAGGATCGGCTCCGGCTTGGGAACGCGATGCCGCTGGCGATAGTTGCGCATCATCTCGGCGTTGGTCTTGCCGGTGGGCCGCAGGGCGTCTTTGCCCGGGCCGCCCGAGTAGACCGGGTGCCACGGCCCTTGCTTGTGCCGTCGGTCCCAGCGGTCGATGTGGATTTCTCCGTGCGCGTGCAGGTACTTAAGGTACTCGCGGACGCGCCGGATGTGGAGGTGGGCAATTTCCTCGGCGTCATGCGCTGAGAGTTCTTGTCCGGCCTCGAATGCCGCCCGCAGGCGACGCATGTGGTTGGTCAGGGGGATTGGTACGGTCATGGCCTTCGAATGCAGAAAGTTGGTCCATGCTTTCTCCTTCAGCACCGATAGCCGATGCAGAACAGGTATGCCGCCAACCTGCAAGCCGCGCCCAAGAGGACGATGCTTCCTGACCAGATGGCGACCAGCAAAACGACACCGATGATCGAGTTGAACCAGCCCTCGGCGGGTGACCGGCTCCAGTTGCGCTTCACGCTGCCATCTCCAGCGACGCGAGACGCCAAACTGCGGCGGCGCGTGCGTGGTTCGACACGATCTTGCTGGCCCGCATCTCGCCGGTCCGCACGATCAAGCCGCGCTTGCTCAACGACAGGCACACCGCGCCCCAAGCGTTCGGAGACGGCGGGAAGCCAAGCCCGATCTCGGAGGCGCGCTCGCGCACATCCTCGAAGATCGCGCCGCGCAATCCGGCCTTGCCGAACACCTCAAGGGCGACTTGCACCGCCCGTTCGTGCCACTCGTGACCTGCGTTTTCGAGCGCCTGTTCGGTGCCCTCGTCGCGGCGGTTACGTGCTGCTGAGAAGTCGAGCGCTTGCTGCATGATTAAGCTGCCCTCTTGTGCAACGCGTGCGCCTGCTTGTGATGAGCGGCGCACAACCAAACGACATCAAGTGGACGACTGTAGTCGGCGTGATGTGCTTCCGGTTTTTTGTCGCAGTTAGGAAGCGCGCAAGTTGGCCACGGCTTGATTTGGGCGTTGCGCACAGCGTTTCCCAACGCAACTTGAGCGGATCGACGGTCAGGGAAGTTGAGCCGCCATTCCGCAACCGTGGCACTGGCCTTGGCCTTGCGCTCAGGTGACTTGGCGCGCTGGCGGTCATAAGCCAAGACTTTTTCTCGGCCGCCACCGTGGCGATGAGCGGCCGCGTCAGTTCGCGTGCAGTCTTTGCACTTGTTCAGGTGGCCGTCTGCCATGTTGCGATGTGCGTAAAACTCAGAAAGAGGTTTTTCGCACTGGCACTTGAAGCAGGTTTTAGAAATCATAGCGACGCATCCGGCGTGCGATGGGTGAGGCCATGTCGCATTCCATCGACGCGGTGACGAATGGGATGTCGTCGTCCATATCGTCAAAACCGGAACTTCCGCCGCCTTGCGGCTTCTGCGCTGCGGGCTGCTGCTGGCGCGCCGGGGCGGACTGCTGCTGCGTTTGGCCGTTGCGCTCTTTGACCTCGAACTGCGAGAGGATCACCGCCTCTTTGTTCTCGGGGTTCGGCACGCCAGCCGGGTTGAACGTCCGGTTGAGCGTGATGAACTTGGAGCCGTCGTCCTTCTCCCAGATCGCGCCAGCGGGGGTGTAGCGGCCCTTCTGGTTGCCGTCGCGGTCCGTGTAGGAGCCGGTCTTGACGGCGAGGTCATAAATCTTACGTGTTGCCATTGGTTTCTCCTTGGGGTTGGGGCATCAGTTCTTGGGGTGGCACGCCGATGATGTCGGCGGCACGCACCAGCATGTCGGTGCGCATCGGGCGTGCGCCCGCCTCGTGCCAGCGGATCGTGTTGACGCTGCAATCGAGGCGGCGCGAGAGTTCCTTGAGCCACACTTTTTCGCGGCGTCGGACTTCTCGAAAGCGCGCTCCGAGCGCTGCCTCGATCTCACCTCGTGGCTCCAGTTTCGTTGCCATCGCTTTCCTCAGTGGTAGTGCCCGGGTCGGGCGGGGGTGCTGCCGGGGCGTTGCCGGAACCGGCGAACGCATCCAGAGCAGCCTGTGAACGACGCGGCCGCTCCGTCGCCTTGCGGGCGGGGGCTTCGGTCACGTCGATGATGTCCTGCGCCTCCTCGGCGAAGGACAAACCGCGCAGCACGTCGGCAAAGCCGGCGCGCAGAGTCCATGCTCGGGCGCGCATCTGCAGCATCCGGTTGCGGTACTGCTGCCACGGACCGTCCTTGCCAAGAAGGCCGGCGGCCGCCGCGTCGTCGAGCGTGAAGGTGTGTTTGATGGGCGAGGCGAGGCCGCGCCGCTTGGCCGCGCAGGTGTAGCCGATGACCTTGCCCTTCTCGTCGGTGATCGGGCTTTCGAGAAAGTCCTCCATCAAGCCGCTGGCCTGCACGATGGCGAGTGCGCCGTCGCCCCAGATGGACGGCACGCCGTTGATGACCGCGATGGACTGCAACGACGCGATGGGCGTGAGGCCCAGTTCCATGCCGTGCATGATCCCGACGACGATCTTGGACTCGTCCATGCCCTCCCACGGCTTCTTGGGGTCGCGGGCGTAGGAGCGCGGTGCCCACCCGGCCGATGCGATGGCCTTCGCCATGCGGTAGGTTTCCTCGATGCTGTTGGGCACGATGGCCCGCACAGCGCCGCCGGACACGAGTCGGGGCTTGGCTGCCTCCTGCACCGGCTGCGCGGCCGCAAGGGCGTTTGTGGCGGCCGTGATGCCTGCCACGGGGCGGGCGTTGCCCGCGAGTTCAACGGTGCTGCTGTTCATTTCACTTCCTCCAGTTTGGTGATGGTCAGTCCGCCGCGATAGGTGAGTTCCGTCTGCGTGCGTGCGGGGATCAGTTTCTCGGGGCGGGTGATGCTCGGCCACGAGGCGCGGAACCGAGAACCCTTGGCCTTGGTGGCGTCGCCGAACAACTCGCCGATGCGGCCCTTGAGGTTCGACTCGCGCACTTCCATGCGGGTCATGTGCTGCTTAAGGCGGCGGTATTGCGCGCAGAGGACCGAGAACCGCTCGTTGTCGGTCAGGTCCACCGTCTTGCCGCTCTCGCCGTCGGCCAGCATCTTGGCGACCGTTTCGGAGTCGGCGACGCGGCTCGGGCTGACGCCGTTGCGCACAGCGGTCCAGAACGCGGCGATGGCCTCGGCGATCTTCTGCTGCGATGCCTCGTGGCGGTCAATGCGGCCTCGGTGCAGTTTGTTGCCGCCGACGCAGGCCACGATGAAGCCGTGGTCCACGCCGCACGCGCCGATCTGGTGTTGGACCTGCAGGAGATAGTTCATCGGCGGCATGACGATCTCGCCGTCGTCCACCAGCCACTTGTCGCGGAACAGCAGGAAGTCGACGTTCTTGAACTCGACCGGCACGCGGCTCAGGCCGTCGCCGTGCAGTTCGTAGTCGAGGGACGCGCCCCAGCCGTCAACGTCGTCGTGGACGAGGTAGCGGTGGACCTTGCGCAGGGGCCATTCCCACTTCTGCTTGGACCACTCGGCCATCGCCGGCTCGAGGTGGATGCCCGCTTGGATGCGCTCGTTCTCGGTGAACGAGTCGGGCATCAGTTGACCGGCCTTCTCCTGCCAGAGGCGGTAGCCGGTCTTGAAGGGGGAGAGGCATTCGAGAAGGTGCCAATCCTCCGGCACCTCCTCGAACATGTGTCGGACGGCCTCGTCGCCGTCCGGGGTGAGCCAGCGGTAGAACAGGCTGGCAATTTCGGAACCGCCGATGTGGCTCTCGCGGATCGCGTGCCACGCTGCTTCGTCGGGTACTGCAAGGCTTCTGGGCATCTGCTTCTCCTGTTTTGTTGATGCAGGGGAAGTATGTCATGCCCGTGATAGCCTGTCCAGCTAAATGTTCATCCTCGTGATAATTTCCTCCGTCTGATTCGCAGCGCCGTGATAAGCCGTGGTAGGCTATCCCTGCGTGATTGAAAGGACGGGATGCGCTGCGACAACCTCAACATTCTCGACCGGGCCGGCAGCCTTCGCCCAATGGTGACGCGATGAGCAAATACAACGCGATCCCTACTGTGGTCGACAACATTCGTTTTGCGTCCAAGCGTGAGGCGAACCGCTACTTCGAACTGAAAATCCTCCAGCGGGTGGGCGACATCACCGACCTCAAGTGCCAGCCGCGTTTCCCGTTGGTCGTGCGCGGCACCAAAGTTTGCACCTACGTGGCCGACTTCTCCTACCGCAACAAGGCCGGTGAACTGGTTGTCGAGGACGTGAAGTCAAAACCTACCATGACTCCGGCATACCGGATCAAGAAGAAGCTACTCCTTGCCATCGAGGGAATCACGATCACCGAGGTGATGTAGACGGAAAAACACGCGGCGGGCTGTCGCATTCGCTTGCGCGATGACAATTTCGGCCTTTATGATCTCACCGCCGTGACAAACGGCACCCCCGCACCGTCGGTTTTTGCAGGCCGGCGGATTCCTGCAAAGTCTGGGGGGCTTGAGCGAAGGGGCGCGGTTGCCGCAAGGACCGCACCCCCGGAGACTTTGGGGGGCTGCAAGCCCCTTCCCTCAAGCCTCCCGGGAGTTTTGAGATGCATCACTACCCGTTTCACATTGGCGACTACGTCGCCCACACTCGGCACCTCTCGCCGATTGAAGACCTCGCCTACCGGCGTCTGCTTGACGCCTATTACCTGCGCGAGGGACCGCTTCCCCACGATGTTGCAACCTGCGCCCGCCTGATCGGCCTGCGCGACCACGAGGCCGAGGTTGGGACCGTGCTGGTGGAGTTTTTCGAGGACGCGGTGGAAGGCTGGCGCAGCAGCCGCTGCGACGAGGAAATCACTGCCTTTCGGGCCAAGCAGGAACAGGCGTCACGCGCCGGTCGAGCGTCCGCTGAACGCAGGCAGAACGGTCGCTCAACGCTCGTTGAACGAACGCTCAACGACCCTTCAACGGATGTTCAACGCCCGTTGAACGGACGTGCAACCAACCAGAACCAGAACCAGAA